AGACAGTGAAGAACAAGAACTCATGGATAGGCATGGGGCAACACTCGAACAACTATGGTGGAGAAGAGACCAAATCTCTGCTTTGGGTGAGCATGGTGGTGATTCTAAAAGTGGTACAGAAAACTTTCATGAGCAGTACCCCACTACAGACGATGAAGCATTTATTGTCAGTGGTAGGACAGTGTTCAGTAGACCTATCCTTAAGCTATATAAGAATCAGGTACAGGAACCAATAGCTAAGTTTGATATAGTAGAAGGGAGAATGAGGAAGAGTTCGGAGGGCTTGCTTTGGATTTGGAAATATCCAGAGCAGGGCAAAGATTATGTTGGTGCCATAGACCCTGCTAGTGGTGAGCCAGGAGCCACAGACTTTGGTTGTGTAGAAATGTTCAGGGTAGGTGATGTACAGAAGCTAGACTATGGAGAACAATGTGCAGAGTGGCATGGCAAGGTAGACGCAGATGAACTAGCAACCATAGCTATGATTATAGGCAAGTTCTATAACACAGCTTTATTAGCTCCCGAGATATTTGGTTACGGTCATGCAGTGTTAGGAGCACTCAATAGAAATGACTATCCAAACATACTCAGAAGAGTACAGCTTGACGCTATTACTAAGACATATGTAAATAAACTAGGATGGAACACTAACCCCTCCACAAAACCATCTATGTTGACACTTGGTAGATACATCGTCAACAATAAAATGATAAGGATATACAGTGAACCGTTAGTAAACGAAATGATAATGTTTGTCAGGGAAGCAGGTGGGAGTGGTGCTAGTGCCTATGGGCGTGGTAAGGATGATAGGGTTATGGCATTCCTCATAGTGCTTAAGGCAATAGAGCAGGAGTTTGCAGATACTGACATGGGTAACGTTGGTGTCGATAAACCAAAGACAGAATACGAATCAAATGATGAACATTATAAAAAAGATAAACTACACTATGACGATTTTTGGGATAAGCACCCCAATGGTAAAGTAGATACAAAAAACTGGCAAGACTTATAGGAGAAGATTATGAAATATGATTTAGAAGACAGAGTATGTGACACGTGTGGAAGTCCGGATTCAAGGAGTCTCTTCACTCAACAGCCACACACAAAATGTATTATGATTAGGAATGAAGATGGTAAATTTATACACAATGAAAATGTTATGTGTATGGAGTGTGGATTAATATATAAACCACAGACCATGACCAAGGAATCATTGAGTAAGTTTTATGAGGAAGATTACGGTAATCTATATAAAGGAAGTACCTTGGAATCGATATCTAAGAGTTCGGTATCGGGAACGGTGTTTAATGCTGTGTATGTGTGTGATTGGTTGAGGGAAATAGGGTTCGATTTTAAGGGAAAGACGGTATTGGATATCGGCTCGGGAGACGGAATGTTTGTTAGGGCTGTTCAGGGTGAGGGAGCAGACGTACAGGGTATAGAAATAAGCGATAAGGCTGCCAAGATAGCTAAAAAATTACATGGTTTAGACTTTGTTGTGGGTGATATCATGGAAGACATTGTAATTCCTACACAATTTGATGTGGTGTCTATCCGGAACGTATTGGAGCATGTGTACTCAGCTAAGGAGTTTCTGGACAGAGCCCGACATTTAGTCAACGATAACGGATACTTACTGTTAGAGCTACCATCGGCAGACAGACCATACCCTGGTTTGCCTGTAGATACGTTCATGTCAGCAGCACACATATTCACGTATACCATTGATTCCATTAGGGAATTAGCAGACCAATGTGACATGCACATCGATAAGTATGCGTATAGAGGACACAAATCGTGTATGTTAATATTACTAAAGAAAGGTAAAGTAAATGCAATGGGGTGTGTTAATCCTAAAGCAACATACACAAAGATAAAGGAAACATATACTTCCTATAATAAAAGTTTTTTTAGTATTGGTGAAAAAATAAAAGAACTTTTGGGGAGTTCGGACGTTATAAGTATTATAAGAACACTAAAGGAAGCTAAACATAGTTCTAATCTTCTCGCTTTTTCGTTGTTAAGCACTCTAATACAAGACCCGACTAAACGAGATATCATAGCACACATTATAGATGAATACAAATGGGATGAAAGCCAAGCCTATGACATGAATTGTTGCAAGGCAAGTTTCGAGTTTTACAAAGCCATGATGTATAAGGAGCTTGGAGATTTCAAATCTGCTATGGAAGGAGTTCAGGTTGCTTTGGGTATGTACCCTGATGTGTTTGGTTACAATTTTGTTAAGGAACTTAAGTTAGAGGGAGTTTTATCGGATTCCATCTTCAACGAATATCTGTGGTTTAATTGTTATCGACAAAGCAAGACTATGGGGTAGTCTTCTTGTGTCTTTTTTATGCTAAGGGCAGATTAACAGGAGATATTATATGCCAGTCAAACCTAGAAAGAGAATGCACAATGTCAAAGAAGAAGACATTACCAACCCACCCAAGAATGACGATGGTGGAGTTCGACACGATGGTGATGGAAGCAGCGAGGGAAGCGATAACAAAGTTCCTCAAGTGGGAGCAGGAATGTGCTCGACTCAAAAATCTACATCTGTCATCAAAGCAGAAAGAGAACAAGAAGCAAAACAAAAGCAAGTTGCTTTCACAGAAGGAGATTCCAATGTCGAAGAGACAGTCAACAACAAGCCAGATACTGATGAACCCGATGGTTCAAGCACTGATACTAAAAATGACAATGAAGGGTCTGAAGTTAGGAGCCCAGGGGCTGTCGTTCTTGTGGAGAAAACTGAGGAAGAAAAACGAAGAGAAGTCCACACTAAAGAACGAGTGAAGGAAATGGACAAGGGTGCCGATGCTATTCTAAGTTGTCTCGACCCATCGTTTTCCAGAGAATTTTATCAAGCATGTGAAGAGTATAAGTGTAAGGGTATAGGTATCTATATACTAGCTACCCTGAACAGGTTGGCTAAGCAAGCTGACTTCTATGACGTAGACTTTGAGCCCGAGTGGGAAGCAGGGAACGTTGGATTCGTAGATAAACTGAAGTGTCATTATTGTAATAAAGAGATTAAAAATCCAACAAGGATGAAACAAAAGTTTTGCAATAATCTTTGTGCTAAGTACGACAGGGAAAGAAATGAAACAGGCTTAATCTTTCCGGAAGACACAACAGAAGGTGTCACAGTTGAGGAACAAGAAGAGCAAGCCTTCAATGATGAAAAGAAAAGACTAGGGGAAGAATAATATGCCCGAGCTAGGAACTGATTTAGTTAAGGTTCAGAAGTCTTTAGGTGAAATGGACAAGGAGATGGACGACTATAAAGAGCGTTACATCTCCAAGGGATGGGATAAGATACCTGATTTTTATAGGGGTGAAACTCACTGGGGTAAAGATAGACCATCTCACAAAGTGTCTCCTGTGTTAAACTTCTTACGTCAAGCTATAGAAAAGAAGACATCACAGATGACAGATACAAAACCTTTTATGGACATACTACCATTCTACGACCCACTTACAAGGGTTGCTGAGGCGTTAGAAGACATCATAGCTTCTAAGTGGTCTGAGCAGTCTTTGGATATGGCTCTTACGGATGGTATTTTTTTTAGTGAACTGTTCGGTGGTGTTGGATTTAACACCACGTTCAACAAGGAACTTCTCTTTGGAAAGGGAGATAGTACCTTTGAGATAATTGACCCTCGTAATTTAAACTTCGACCCTGCCTGTACTGCTGCTCATTATGTTGATAGGTGTGAGTATGTTAGAACACAGGTTATCAAACCGTCCTCACTATTAAAGTTTACATATCCGGACTACAAAGACCAAATCCAAGACGATGCACCATATGATTTTTATGTTCCCGAGAAGAAGCTATTAGATAGAAGGGGAAGAACAATCAGGAAGGTTGTCAATAGGGTAACTAATAAGAAGGGTGCCATTGGACGTTCTATAGTTAAAGAATATTGGATTCAAGATAGAGAGCTTGAAAGTAAGAGTTTAAAATATAAGGGTGGAAGACATATAATTATAGCAGGTGGTGTGATTGTTAAGGATGAGGCTAATCCATATTGGGATAAGAAGTTTCCAATAGACTTCTTAGATTGGCATAAAAATCCTGACTCTGCTTGGGGAGATAGTGAGCTTAAAGATTTAAAGGAATTACAGATAGTTCTTAATAAGCTAATTGCTGTTGTAGTTGAGAACGGCATCATGATGTCAAATGCTATTTGGATAGGAGACAGCAACGCTTTAAAGCCTGACGAGTGGAAGGGCTTAGACAACATACCTGGTCTGAAAGTTAAAATCAAACCAGGAAGCACATTACGTAGGGAGCAGGGATTACCCTTACCCTCTACTGTTTTTAGTACAATACAATATTTAGAACAAGCTATAGATAAATTGTCTGGCAATGTTGAAGTAGTTAAGGGTCAGACTCCGGGACAAGTTAAATCAGGAATAGCCATAGAAGCCTTACAACAGGCAGCCATGGCTATTGTGCGTTTAAAGGCAAGAGCTATTGAGTCACTATTGGAAAGGATTGGACAAAAGTTTATCTCTCGTATATTCCAATTCGAGAGTGGTGACAGACAAATGTGGAGACTTAAGAGCGACAAGGATTTTAAAGCATTCCAATTCATGGGTAAGGTACTACGTGGTGAGACTAAGGAATCAAAGAAATTTCTTAAGAACAAAGAGGATGCTTATAAGAACTTCCTATTTAAAATTAGACCAGGCTCTTCACTACAAATGAACAAGTGGCAAGATGCCATGATAGCATTACAATTATATCAAGCAACACCTCAAGGATTGATTGACAGAGAGTACGCTCTTGACCTTATTGACCTTCCAGGAAGAGCAGAGGTTGTAGCGAGAATGGAGAAAAAGGAAGCAGCACAGATGCAGTTGCAAATGAAAATGGCAAAAGAGAAAGAGAAGATGGACATCATAGCAGCAGGTAGAGGTCCTGGGGGTGGGGGTTCTGCTCCCAAAATGTCTAACCCTGCAAGTCCACATGCAGTACAAGGACAACAAGAAAAGATAACAAAGAACGCAGGAGGATAACATGGGAACATATAAACACGTAGACGCAAAGGGTAACGTATCTTTTACTAACGTTCCAACTAGACAGGCTGCACCTAGGAGTTCTTATCAAAAACCTAGTACAACAAAAACATCAACTGGTATAGCACAACCAAAGACTGCACCTATAAAAGATACACCCAAACAACCAGTAGCACCACCGTTGTCTTCCACCACATCGATACCAAAGACAACAACAACTGCACCCAAAACAAAGCCTAAGACTATAGGTGAGAAAGGTGCAGCAGCATTAGAAGGTAAGAGTAGAAGTGCACGACTAAAAGAGATAATGGATTCTCTATAGTATACAACGATTGACAGAGTTCTATACATATTGTATGGATAACAAAGTCAGTCAGGAGGACGTTCTTAAAATTCTTAGACACTGTACAACACTTGATTGCTGCAACAATTAAACTGTACAACAAGTCAATGGGAGATAAGACATGGCAACAGCAAGTACATCAGCAAAGCAGGGCTCACCCGATAATACGGACAAGGGAACTGTGGACAAGTTTGACCTTAGCAAGGTTAAGATTGACGAACTGCCAGAGGAAATGCGTGAAACCGTTAAGGGGTTCCAAGCAGACTACACCAAGAAAACCCAAGCTATCAAGGAAAAGGAAAAGACCATTGAGGGTCAAGAGGAACAGATAGAGACTGGGAAGAAATGGGGAGAGTGGTACTCAAGGAATCAGAATACTCTAGCTCAATACAACGAGTATGCAAAGAACTTAACGAAGGATGGTAATGTCCATATTGACAATCAGCCTAAAGTTAAAATTGACAACGATGATGATGATGATAACGATATGTTCTCAGATGATTCAAAGAAAGTCAGGAAAGAACTTAAAACTGATATCAATACAGTTCGTGATGAAGTCAAGCAACAAAACAGCGATACCACTAAGAGTCTCAACGCAGGTATGAACATGATGGTTAGTTTGATGAAGGTTGTACAAGACAACGAGTATGATTTTAAGATTGACCCTGAGAAGGTAATCCAACATGCACGTGAAGAAGGTATAGCCGACATGAACAAAGCTGTCAACAGTGCCTACTACAATGAGATTCGTGATTCTGAAATTAAAAAAGGTATCGAAGACGGAGTGGCTAAGGAGAAAGAGAAACTTAATTTAGATGTAGTTACTGATAACATGCCTCGGGGACGTACAGTGATACGGACAACAAAAGATAAGGACAAGAAGTAACCTTATCTCGAAAGGGGTTATAAAATGAGTAAAGCTAACATAACTGAAATCGATGCGTTTGTAAGAGACGAAGTTCTGCCAGAGGTAGAGAGTCAAATTATAGCTAACAATGCCCTATTAGCTAGACTAGAAGGTATGGGCAAGTATGTAGCCGATAGTGGAGAGCATATTCGTACAGGTGCTAGGTATGCATATCTTCCTGGTGGGTTCTATAAGAGAGGTACTAAGTTCAGTACAACTCAGAAAGAGACCGTAAAGGAATTTATTCACGATTGGAAGATGGCATATGTCGATGTTACTATTGACGGTTGGACAGAAGCTATCACAATGGGTACCAATAAAATCAGAAATTATGTTCAAGACAAGATGGACAATGCACAAGAGACCATCTCTAATATCTTGAACGATTCCATGCGAACTGGTGGAGAGGGTGACAACATCGATGGTGTTAAAACTATCTGTGACGATGGAACCAATTACTCTTCTTACGGTACGCTCGATAGAAGTGCTGATGTTTGGGCTAAGGGTCAACTGGATGCATCAGGTGGAGCCTACGCTAATTCAATCTTTCAGGCTATGTATGGACAGTGTTCCAAGAACAACCAACATCCTGATTTAATCATAACCACACAGGCTGTATATAATAGTGTTTGGGGAAAGATGACTCCTCAACAACGTTACGCTCAGTCTACTGCACACGCTGACCTGAGAGCTATTGGCTTTAGTGGTATCGAGTTCAATGACGCTCTTATCGTTGTCGAAGACGACATGGAAGCTGGTCTTGCGTTTTTCTTGAACAGTAACTTTATTGAGTTAGTTGTTCACTCTAACAGAAATATGACTTGGCAAGACTTCATGCCTCATCTGGATGAAGATGCAAAGACAGGTCGTTTCTACTGGATGGGTAATTTGATTTGTACAGCACCTAGGTATGAAGGTCAAGTTCAATCCTTAAGTTAAATCTATTCAGGTGACATACATTGTGTGTGTCACCTATTAACGCTCCTAAGTTCAAGCCAATGAGCTAGAGGTGCCATACCTAAAGGAGGTATAAGTTATGAGTCAAGATTTAGTTAACAGCTACGAGGGTGGAGTAGGTAAAGTAATAACACAAGGAATGAGAGTGAACAAGACTGCCTCTCAAACCGTACTTGGAACCATCCGAAACCTAGCAGTCGGAAGACAAATCGTATATGCCAAAGTTGGTGCTGCTGCAATCTCTGCTTCCACACTGTGTCAAGCAAAAGCAGGAGTAGCAGGTTTTGGTATAATGCCAGCAGGTGCTTCTGCATCTATTGGTGCCAAGAAAGTTAACCTTGTCAATACTGCTGCCATGACTGCAGACCAATTCCAAGATGGATTTTTGGTTGTTCAGTGTGGTACAGGTTCTGGCTATTCCTATATGGTTGATTACCATTTGTCTGCAGCCGTAACAGACCTGAGTGTTAACATTGCTCTTAAGGACGGTCTGGAAGTTGCTCTGACAACTGCTTCTATTTGTTCTCTTGTTGAGAATAAGTTTGCAGCTATAATCAAACTACCTGCAGGTGGAGCAACGGGTCCATTAGTGGGTGTAGGTCTGTGCACAGGAAGTGTAAACTCCTATGTATGGCTTGGTAAGAAAGGACCGTTTCTGTGTATCAACAACTCTTCTGCTATCACAGTTGGTGCTCAGTTGTGTGCAGGTTCTGCTGCAGGAACAGTTGATATGATTCTGTCTGCTGCTCTTACCGTCAATCCAGTAGTTGGTCGAGCTATGCAATCAGGTGCCAATAGTGGTGGTGCTAAGTTGCTCGTAGACTTAGACCTGTAAACGATAACAATAGTGGGGGTACCGAGGAGTGCCCTCACTTCTTTCTATTAAAGGAGGTTAGACTATGCCTGGTGGGATTAAAGAATTAATCGCTGATGTTGAGGTTAAGGATGTTGATTTAGCTCTTGACGTTGGAAGATGGGCTGTGGGCTCATTTATAAGTGGGACTACTACTTGGACAGGAACTGCTGCATTCACCGTGTTGATGGGTATGCTTAGAGTAACGGCATCTGCTGCAGGAATGATAACCATGGGTACTGCCGGAGATGCAGATGCTGTGTTCGCATGTACTAGTACACTCGCAACAACCTTTGCTTCTGGTGCAGGATTGGTTGCATTGAACGCTTCTGTAAATGTTGTTACTGCACAGAATAGTGGTATGCCAGAAATATCTGCAGGTGGTAGTGTGATTATATCTGCAGGGGATAGTGTAGCTGGTAAATATTACTTCTTGTATATCAAGACACCAACCTAAAGGGGGTGTAGCACTATGGCAACGGAGATAGAATTACTTGTTGAGATTATTAACAACAATCATCAGTCTGTTATGGGTGCCATAGGTAGTTTGGAAACTAGCTTTAAGGAACAAAGAAGATTCTGTGACGACAGGTTTGACGATGTAGAGCTAGATGTAAAAACTCATGACAGAACGATATCCCGATACAAGGGAATAATTGGAGTAACCTGTGCAATTTGGGGAGCTATAGTTTCTGTAGCTTCCTTTGCTGCACTAATTTTGTGGGGGTAAATTATGTTTACTATGTTCAGAAGAAGTTTGTTACCAATCTTGTTGTTTGTTTTAGCGTTTTGTTTTACAGCATGTGACCCACCTAGTAATGAGGTTATAGCTACCGTGATACAAAGTGCATCGGCTGTAGCGTTTGACAGGATTATAAATAGTAATCCGGAATTAGAGGATACGTTCTATGCTTTTGCTGTGTTGAACAAACAGATAATGGTTGACCGTACCGTTAACGCAGAGCTTGCCAAGAGACTAATGACTGACGTGTTGGCAAACTTTGAAGACTTAGATGAAGATGCTCAGATGATTATAGTAACATTGTTTAACACGGTATTACCATTGATAGAGTTACCGGACGAGGGGGTTATTAAAGAACCACAAAAGATGTTCTTGATTGCGTTCTATGATGGTATCATACAAGCTGTCGATATGAAGAGAGCCATAAGGGATAGCGTTGTGCCACCCATATCTTGGGAGGTTTGGCTCTATGTTGAAACACTTAATAGCATGGGGTAAACCATGCCCAATAATTGGACAAGTGATACATCGTGCAAGGCTGTATGGAATTTCGAGTTTGACCTAACTGATTCAGTGGGGGGAAACGACTTATCTCTTATGTCTACTGGTACGTACTCATACAATACCTCAGAAATGAGTCAAGGTGTGGCTGCGCTAGAGACGGGAATAAGTGATGGTTATCCATATTTTGGTATAGTTGATTCTAGTACAGATACTGGATTTCCCTTTAAGAATGGTGAGGGCATAACATCGTTTTCTTTCGGTGGTTATTTTAATATCGAATGTAGCAATGTAACTGGTCACATGATTGGTCAGGCTAATCTCTCATCGCTTGTTATGAACTCTGCAAGACAATTCGGTATTCAATTTATTGACTACCCAGGAGGTACAGCTTATAGTACCCTGTATAGATTATCTGCAGCTTATACCAACAAACAAAACTATCACGTAGTGGGTACGTTTGACAGTGCTGATAGAAGTTACAGGATGAGTGTGTGGGATTGTGTTGCCAGTGCTGCTTTGGCACCTGACATAACTGGAATAGTATCGGGAGACCTAACCATCAATTCAATACCGTTCACATTGGGTAGACACGGTTCAATAAATGCATTTTGGTGGGGTGGAATTGAAGATGAATGTTTTGTATTCAACAGACCCATAACAACTTCAGAGATAACAGATATAAGAGAAGGTAACTTTTCTTTTAGTGCTCCTAGTGGTGGTGTTAATAGGGGTGGTTTTAAAATGAACATATTAGACATACTCAACTTCTAAGGAAACAATATGTCTGACTTTAAATTTAACTTTGGTTTGTTATTTGTCAAGGGTGGTGCTGCTGGACCTGGTGGTGGTGCACTTGTACAATCCTTCCAACAGGCTGAGATAATAATATCACCAGGAGAAACATTTGGAACCATAACCATATCTGCAGTAGACACAGCAAACACTGTACTTATATATGGTGGAGCTGTATTTTTAGATGGTACTGGTTCTGCTTCTACTTATGCCAATGCTCCAACTATATTATCATTAGATGATTCAACCACAGTGAGAGCCACTAGATTTTCAGATATAATATCTGGACAAACATCTGTAAGGGTTACGGTGTGGGACGTAGGTACGGCATTAGCTTCATCTATCCAACATGGTGTCATTGGTATTTCAGCTGCAGAATCAACCATAGATTATACCATAAGTGCTGTCAACACAGCTATGAGTGCTGTTATACTTCAGGGTCATATGGGTGGTGGAACCACTTTGGAAAATACATTGTTCAAATGTTTTCTACAATCATCCACTAACGTTAGGGCTGTCAGAAAAATAAACGGAACTACTACTGCTCAATTATCATTCTCTGTTATAGAATTTCAAACTGCATATGTTACTAGTGTTCAGGGTAATGATATAAATTTTACAAACCAATCCGTGACCGGAGTATCGACACTGATAGGTGCTGTAAATACAGCAACTAG